GGTGAACCAACAAGACTGCTTCTTTCGCTCAAGGCATGGGGTGCAACCTCAAAGGCTGACGCAAAGGCAAAAGCTAAAGCTATATCCGACAGGAATAAGGCGAAGGCGAAATGAGAGCATTATCAGTTGGAGTTAGTCCCACAGCGGCGGTAGATACCACGGTATATACCTGTCCGACTGGCTATTACTCTAAATTTACTGTAATGTATATACACAATACAGGTGGGTCTACCAAGCATATAACTGTTCAATGGTTTGACGCAAGTGCTAATACCACTCTTGATATATTGACTCAATACGATTTCACATCAAAAAACTACTTGCAGTTTGATGGCAATGCCTACATTGTTTTTGAAGAAGGCGATAAGTTAAAAATAACTACTCAATCTGGAAGCACATTCAGTTTTATAGCAACATTTGAAGAAGAAGGGTTAAGTAGAGCATGACCTACCTTGAACTAGTTAACGATGTACTCGTAAGATTGCGTGAATCAACAGTTTCTACTGTTGCTCAAACATCTTATTCAAGTCTAATTGGCAAGTTTGTCAATGATGCAAAACGTCAGATTGAAGATGTTTTTGCATGGAATGTGTTGGGTCAAACCATTACAGTCACTACCGCATCATCTACAGCATCCTATTCTTTGACAGGTGCTGGTCAGAAGTTTCAAGTGATGGATGTAATCAATACCACAAGCAATGTCGGACTTACAAACATCAGTTTTGTGGACATGAACCGCAAACTAAACTTCACTCCACTTGTCAATTCAATACCTACAGAATTTGCCTTTGATGGTGTTGATGGTAGCTACAACACTAAGGTAAATCTTTATCCGATACCTGATGGTGTTTACACAATCAAGTTTGCTTTGACAGTGCCACAGGCTACGTTGACCTCAGATGCAACTGTTGTTGCTGTTGCTGACACTCTGGTGGCTCAGAATGCCTATGCTCGTGCATTGGTAGAGCGTGGTGAAGATGGTGGACTTACTTCTTCTGATGCGTACTCGTTATACAAAACCATGTTGTCTGATTACATTGCTTTGGAAGGTACTCGTTATCCTGAGAATCAGGAGTTTGTTGCAGTATGAACCAATCTCTGCAAATTGCTAGTATTTCAGCCCCAGGATTTTATGGGCTAAATACTCAAGATTCTCCGCTTAATTTGCAGAGTGGATTTGCTTTGATTGCTACAAATTGCATCATTGACCAGTATGGTCGTATTGGCTCACGTAAAGGTTGGACTGCGCTAAATTCTTCTACAGGTAATTTGGGCGCTAATGATGTAACTGTCATACATGAGATGGTTGAGGCAGATGGGACATTGACTGTTTTATTAACTGGCAACAACAAACTTTTTAAGTTGGGCGCAAGTAATGTACTTACAGAACTTACTTATGGTGGTGGGGGTACTGCACCTACTATTACCGCAAGTAACTGGCAATGTGCAACTCTAAATAGCGTAACCTACTTCTTTCAGTTGGGCTTTAATGCTTTGATCTATGACCCAACTGTCAGCACTACAACGTATCGCAGAGTTAGCGAAAAGACGGGTTATGTAGCTACTGTTCCTGATGCAAACATTTGCATTTCAGCGTTTGGTAGATTGTGGGCGGCAAACACAACAACTAACAATGCTACTGTTTTCTTTAGCGACTTGATTGCTGGTCATGTTTGGTCAACAGGTACGGCTGGTTCTTTAAATGTAGATCGTGTGTGGGTAAATGGTGCTGATGAAATCACAGGTCTTGCCGCACACAATGGATTCCTGTTTATCTTTGGCAAACGTCAAATTCTGATTTATCAAAATGCCACTACACCAGCATCAATGTCATTGAGTGACACAGTAGAAAGCATTGGTTGCATTGCTAGAGACAGTATTCAGAATACAAGTTCTGATGTGATCTTCCTATCCAATTCTGGCATTCGTTCCTTGATGAGAACAATCCAAGAGAAGTCTGCTCCTGAAAGAGATTTGTCTAAAAATGTTAGAAAAGACTTATCGACAAAAATTAGCAGTGAAGTTTTAGCAAACGTCAAATCAATTTACTCTGAGAAAGAAGCAATTTATTTGTTGTCGTTGCCTATCAATCAACAAGTATATTGTTTTGACACAAAGGTTTCTTTGCCTGATGGTGCTTTACGAGTCACAGTTTGGGATTCAATACTGCCAAAATCTTTTTGTTCAAGACGTAATGGTGATTTGTTAATTGGTAAAACAGGATATGTTGCTCAATACACAGGATTTCAAGACGGTGGTTCATCTTACAGATTTGCTTACTATACAAATCATAGTGACTTAGGTGATGTATCAAGAACATCTATCATTAAAAAAATATCTGCTGTTGTGATTGGTGGAAGCAATCAGTTTGTAACGATCAAGTGGGGATATGACTTCTTGACAAACTACTTGTCTCAGAATGTATTGATTCCTACCCAAGGTGTTTCTGAGTATGGAACAGCAGAATATGGTGCAAATGCGACTATTGTGGCTTACTATTCTGAAGGTGTTGCATTGCAAACATTGATAGCAAATGGTTCGGGTTCTGGGAAAATTGTTCAAACAGGATATGAGACTGATATAAATGGTCTTCAGTTGTCTATTCAAAAGATTGAAATTCAATCAAAACATGGTCGTTTGAGTTAAAAGGAATAAAATGACAGCCTATACAAAATCAACTAACTTTGCGAGTAAGGATACGCTTACCTCTGGCGACCCTTTAAAGATTGTCAAAGGTACTGAGATCAACACTGAGTTTGACAATATTGCAACTGCTGTCAATTCAAAGTCTGATACTGCATCGCCTACCTTTACGGGTACGGTAACAATTCCTACGTTAGCTTATGCTGGAACGACACTTACATCCGCAGTAACTGGTACAGGAAAAATGGTTTTGGATGCAAGTCCAACATTGGTAACGCCTATCCTTGGAACTCCTACAAGCGGTATTCTTACTAATTGCACAGGCATCAATTTTAACGGCTTCAAAAACCGCATCATCAATGGTGGAATGGATATAGCACAGCGAGGCACATCCTTTACCTCTACAGGCAGTGCAAACAATGACGATACTTATGTATTGGACAGGTTTTATATTCTGTCTGATGGGGACGATATTATTGATGTCACGCAGACAACAACCATCCCGACAGGTGCAAAATACTCTATTGGATTAGATGTAGAAACAGTAAACAAGAAGTTTGGTATTGCTCAAATTATTGAAAACGCAAACTGTTTTGATGCGATTGGTGGAAATGTAACTGTGTCTTTTCAAGCAAAAGTTTCTGCCACAACCAACCTTGATAATATCAAGTGTGCAATCGTAGCTTGGTCTGGCACTGCTGATACTGTTACCTCAGACATTATTTCTGCATGGGGAGTAGAAGGTACTAATCCCACACTCATTGCTAATGCAACCTATGAGAACACTCCTGCTAATTTAAACGTCACTACATCTTTTGCTACTTATAGCGTTACAGCAAATGTGGATACAGCATCAACTTCAAACATTATTCTGTTTATTTGGTCAGATGTAACTACCACTTCTTTAGGTGAGTTTTTATATATTACAAACGTACAGCTAGAAAAAGGCTCAACAGCAACTAGCTTTGATTACAGATCTTTTGGGACTGAGTTGGCTTTGTGTCAGCGGTATTTTTGGAGAAACAAATCTGGTGGTTCTGGAGCATCTTTGGGGGCTGGATATTTGGCAACAGCAACTATTTTTAGGGGTTATGCTCAATTTCCAGTAGCCATGCGGTCTGCTCCTACCTTTACAATTAATACTGATAGCGGAAATTTAATTATTAATACCGCTACTGGAAACATAGCAATTACAACAGTAAGTGGGTCATTCAGCACTGATAGTGGAACTTTATCTTTAGATATGGGTTCATCTGGCACTGCAGGACAAGGGGCTGTTATTTTTGCTGGAGGCGGTGCTGCAAATGCGGCATATTTACAATTTAGTTCGGAGTTATAAATGTATAAACTAATTAAAGATATGTCATGCGTTAATCGTCTAACAGATAATGCGGCAATCCCATTCGACCCCGCTAACACCGACTATCAAGCCTACCTAAAGTGGCTTGCAGAGGGCAATACACCATTGCCAGCGGATGAGGTGACTCAATGACACACAATGGTAATGTTTAAAGGAAAATATCATGGCTACCAACTTACCTAAAGAACTCATTGATGCTTTGCCAAAGCAATTCACAACTCTAGCAAACCCTGTTGGAAAGGGTGAGTATCAATACAGTCTTAACTTACCTCCTAATGCAGAGGCTCAATATGAAAATCAGGGTAAGGGATATACAAGGCTCACTGGATACCAAATTCCATTGCAGATGCCTGCTAATTACCCTAAAACAGATGCAAAGGGATTTCCTGTTCCTCCCTTAGTTGGTAACTATGATGCTCAAGGAAAATTAACATCAATTTCATCTAGCAATAGATATTGGGCAGACGACCAGTACCATATTCAACCCGAATACAGCCCAACTGGTGAGTTTATTGATGCAAGATCTGCGACAAATGAACAAGCTGGTAGTGGTGGTTTAGGTGGTTTTATATCAGACATTGGTAAAGATTATGGTTCGATGATTTTGGCTGGATTGGGTGCAAATTATTTAGCTGGAAGTGGTGGATTACTAGGTGGTGGTGGTGCAACTTCGGCTTCTTATGGTGGCGTTTTAGGCGGTGGTTCAACTGCATTAACTGGTGGTGCTATCCCTTCCGCAACTGCTGGTGCAGGGTTGTTTACCAGTGAAGTAGCAACACTACCTACAGTTCAATCTATGGGTGGTGTCTTAGGTGGTGGTTCAACTGCATTAACTGGTGGTATTGCTCCAGAGATAATTGGAGGAATAACTGCCCCTACTATTGGTCAAATGGCTAACAGTTCAAGCATTATTAACAGCATTGCAAGTGCAACAGGTCTTGCCCCAGAAGATATTAAGAACTTTGCACCTTCTGCCATTCAAGGTTTGTTAAGTGCTGGTGGTTCTTATTTGCAATCATCAAGTGCAAAAGATGCGGCTGAAACACAAGCTAATGCACAGATTCGTGCGGCACAGATTGCGGCAGATGCGGCTAGGTTTAGACCTGTTGGCGTAACTACTCGTTTTGGTGCATCTAACTTCCAAACTGATGCGGCGGGTAATGTTATTGGCGCTGGCTATACACCAAGCCCTGAGATTCTTGGTTACCAAAACCGATTGTCTACATTGGCTAATCAGGGTTTAACTGGTGCAGAGGGCGCTCAAGCGGCTTATGCTCCTTTAACTGGTGCGGCTCAGAATCTATTTAGCCTTGGTCAAGGTTACCTTAATAAGAGTCCTGAAGAAGTTGCGGCTGACTACATTACTAAACAACAGGCATTGCTTGCACCTAGCCAAGAGAATCAACTTGCCATGTTGCAGAACAAGTTACAACAACAAGGTCGAGGTGGTTTATCTGTTGCTCAAGGTGGTGCTATGGGTGCTACTACACCTGAAATGCAAGCCTACTACAACTCTATTGCACAAAGCAATTTGGTTCTTGCGGCACAGGCAGATCAAGAGGCTAGAAACCGCATAACTTATGGTGCTGGTTTGTTTGATACTGGTGCTAACTTGCAGGGTAGATTTTACTCTGGTCAAACAGCGGCTCTTGCGCCATTTACCAATCCTATGGATGTAACGTCAGGACTTGAGAGTCTTGCAGAACGACCATTGACTCTTGGCACTTCAATCGGTGAAAGAACTACTGCGGGTGCGGCACAAGCTGGAATGTTGACAGGTCAGGGCATCACCAGTGCGGCTCAAACAATGTCTCCAGCAAATGCCTATTCTTTAGGTGGTAATGTGTTGGCTGGTGTTGCAGGAAGTCCTAATGTTACTGGTGCATTGAACAGAGCATTTGGTGTAACGCAACAACCTACACAACAGCAATTTACATATGATCAACGAACAGGACAATATGTTCCTGTCTCATCAGTATTTACTTAAGGAGAAAAGACAATGGCAAGCGAAATCTTAGGATTGTTCACTACTCCTGAACAGTACCAACAAAATCAGTTAGCACAGTTTCGTAGTCGTGCGTTTCAGGAAGTGCAGTTAGACCCGTTCCAGCAAGCGGCTTTAGGTGCTAGGACTGCTGGTTACCAGTTGGGTCAAGGGGTTGGTAGTGCTTTGGGTGGTCAAGACCCACAGTTGCAGATGATTGCTCGTAGACAACAGTTGGCTAGTCAGTTAGATCCATCTGACCCTGCTTCATACATGAAAGTTGCAAAGATGGCGGCTGATGCTGGTGACCAACAGTTTGCTATAGCTATTGCTAATGCAGGAAGACAAGCGTCTGTTCAGGTTGCACAAGCTAATAGAGAACGTCAAATGGCTATTGCTCCTGATATTCAAAAGTCTCAACAAGTCGCCGTTATTTCTCAGGCTATTAAGCAATATAAGGCATTACCACCAACTCCAGAAACAGCACAAGCTATTGAAACTTTACAACTTCAATTAGATTTCCTTTCTCCTAAACAAAAGCCAGAAGCAACACCTGATGCTATTCAAGTTGCAAGACGGGTAGCTGAACTAGAGACTCAATTGAGCCCTGATGCTGGAGTTGTTTTACCTCCTCAAGTTCG